TGTCCCCATATTGATGGGCAAATCGTTAATTGTGACGGGCATACCCATGAACACATTGAGCAAATTGTCGCGATCCGAATCATCCAATTCCGGTGATCCGAGTGGGAATGAAATCTGATTGAAATTAGCTCTCGGATAAGCTCGCAGTCCCAAGTAGAAAGCTGCTTGAGAAGTTGCATCAGCCGTATTTTCTAAGGTTGTTTGAATTGATTGAGCTAAAGTGCCATATATGTCAATAGATCCTTGTTCAAAGTCAGAGACCTGTTGTCCGTTTTTGTATTCAATTGTGATGGAATTTCGCACATCGCCGGAGCGAGTTGCCAATTCAAGACCAGCTGCAAAAGCGTCGTTGGCACTTAAATCCACATATCCATTTGTAGCAAGATAAGAGCTTCGGTGAGTGCTGTCTGCGTAGCTAATTTGACCCGAGCCGTTTTCATAAAGGTATCCGAGTCCTGAAGTCGCTAGAGCGGCGACGAGAGAATAAGCATCTGTGACGGAAGCTGTTCGAGCTGTTAGTTCGTAGTTTCCAGCATCAATTTCACCAAGTCCGGAATTCTCCGCATTTGCCCATGTAGTCGTTGGGTTGTAAGCCGCCCATGTCAAAGCCGCGGGCACTTCATTCCATGATCCGTATAAAATGCCAGCCAAGACATCATAAATTTGTTCTCCGTCGAGTTCTTTTGGCAAGACTCCTTCGGTGAGCACTTTTGGAAGCCGTGAAAGAGCTCCTAAAGCGACGATGGAGATTGTTTGTGTGATTCCTATCGAACCGCCGGTTTGTACGCCCACAATGATGTCTGTGATTGATCCGCCAAAAATTGCAATGGGATCACCATTGGAATCATCAATATACACAGTCACGCTTGAATTTATTTGTGGATCAATTCCAGAATCGTCAAGATTTACCAAAGTAAGATTGCAATATCCGGCAATCGCTTGCTCGTAAATATCTGTGCGCCCAGAGCCTAAATTAAGATTAGCTAAGGTTACATTCTTATATTCAGCACCATCAATTTGGATGCTCCAAGTAGGTGTCCAAAGACTCATGCGAACGCAAATCTATTTGCGCCCAATGTGCCGCGGGCATTTGAGCGATTCAATACATCGACGATTGTTCGGGCTGTACCTTCGGCATCGATTGCGCCATTGACCGTGATATTGATTGTCCCGCCGTTACCGCCATTTGGCACGATTGTGCCGTTTGAACTAGGGACAAAAAGCTCGGGACCGCGTTCACCTACGACATACGAATTTCCACTTGATACAGGACCACCAGCTGCGCGGAAGCCACCAAAAGCGGAATCAATCAATCCGCCGATTCCTTTGACAATTGGATTGTTTTTAACAAGGGTAATCAAAGATCTGACAGCATCAACGATATTTTCAACCACATCCGCAACCCTTTGGAATCCTGCAATAGATCTGCCTAAAGTATTGATGACAATTCCCAAAGCAATGCCAATGCCTTCAATTGCTATCTTTAAGACTCCACCCAAAAGTGGAGCAACATATTTTGAGATAAATTCAAAAAGTGCCATAAATTGTTCTTTGTTATCCATAACCGCGGATTTAATACGATCAAAAGCAAATTTGATGCCTTCAAAGATTGGAATGAACAGATTTTTTGCACCTTCGACAAATCCGCTAAATGCTGATGTCAGACCTTCTTTTCCACCGATTGAATCGATGAATTGTGATATTGCTGGAATGACTACATTGACGATTGTGTCAAGCATTGGAGTGATTGCATCAAGCACAAATGAACCGACAGTTTCTTTGCCTTCATCAAATGCAACCTTGAGACGCTCCATCTTGCCGGCGAATGTATCGGCTTGAATTGTGGCTTGATTTGCAAAAGTGTCAGCAAGTGACTTTGTGATTTCTTCCATTGACATGGATTTGAGCTGTGCCGAAGTGAGTCCAATTCCTAGCTTTGCAAGTGAGGCTGTATTGCCTTCCTGTGCTTTTGCCATCGCATTGGTAACGGCTTCGAGAGACTTACCTGATCCAGCTGATACATCAAGAGCAATTGATTGAAGTTTGAGAGCTGCGTCCGAATCCTTTGTTGCGCGAACTAGGCGTTCAAAGCTCGGACGAAGCTCATCGTCGGTCTTTCCAGTAAGCAAAGAAGTCTTGAGAATCTGATCTTCGACAGCTTTGATTTGAGCGTCTGTCGCACCGGTAACATTTCTTAATGTAGTGGCGAGTTTTGCTTGTGCTTGCTCGTCCGCAATTGCTGATTCAACGCCTTGCTTGAGTAGGACTCCGGCATACGCCAAAGCTGCCGCGCTTGCTGCTGCAAAAGCGGCTCCGGCTATCTTGCCAAATTTGCCCATCTTGTCGCCAAAAGATTGGACTTCATTTTGAGCACCGGCAACGCCACGCTTTAATTCGTCAAAGTCTGCGTCAAAGGTAATCTTTACTTTTGGAATTCCAGCCATTAGTCAAGTCCCAACTTTCTCACAACGGTTTGAACCATCTCGGCATATTCTCTCGCAACTATTGGCACATAATAATCAACGGCAGGATTGATCCAATAGCCGCGCTTGTTCGATGGAGCTTTGAATCTATCTGTATATGCGCGTCCGCGTGAGTCCACGCCTTTGTGAGATCCGTATTCTGTTCCCCAAAGTAGCGCACCAGCCGGAGCGGATTGCTGGCGTACTTTTGCACCTTTGCCCGACTTTGATTGCTCTCCGCCGTACTTGCGACCAACTTTCTTTGATCCGCCAATATCAACACGAATCAATCGGTCACGCTTTGCTGTAATAGTCTGCGCAACCAGTTTTGTCTGTGGAGCTGGCGCGGATTGGCTAAACATAAGAAGTTGTCCGGCTAGGCGTTGAGATAATGGAAGCGCGCCATTTCGGATTTCGTCTTGAGATTCTTTATCGAGCTTATTTAGCAAGCCGATAAGATTGCGAAATTCGACAGGATCGACAGTTATGGCAAAAGTGCCTCTACCTGCCTTTGTTGCCATTTCGTTTCTCCAAAATCTCGATTGCTGTGAATATCTGCTCCGCCGTTTCCCACTCTTTCATTGGAATCCCTGTTGTAAGTGCCAGTTCAACCAATACCCGATTTAGGCTTCCAACGGCGTAGCTTTTGGGCTTTCTGTTTCTTCCGATCTAATGTCATCAACCGTGTCGCACCAAATTTCATAAGGTTTGATCGCTTGACCGGCTTGCTCTCTTTTCTTCGCGTTATATGCCAAGAATAGAAGATCATCAAGCCCGACATTTTCGCCAAGCTGCGTGACCTTCAAGCCGGTCTTGCGTTCCCACTTTACAAATTCCGGTGTTGAAGCGATAAACGATTCAGATTCGCCCGAAAAGTATTGAATTGTGATTGCTGTTTTCATGCTCCCGATTTCCTATCTTTTAGCTGAATGTCTCGGTAGGTGTACCGACGACCTGAAATGAAAGTGAAACGGTCTGTGCGTCCGGTGCTGATCCGCCCACGGATGGGAATGTCGGAAGCACATTGAATGCAAATACCGCTCCGGTTACAGCTGTAAGAGACACAGCCAAAGTCGTGTTTGGTGCTGATTCTGTCGCTGTCCATAGAGCTTCGCAGAGTGATCCGCTTGCGCCCCAGTCTGCGAGCATTTCAACATTGAGTGTCCATGAATCGTCGATTGCCTTGTAAGCGCGTCCGTCGAGTGTCTGATATGTCTCGATGACATGGTCTGCTTCAAGTGAAACGGTTGATGCTTGTGCGTCGTAGCTAACGGTCGCGATCGTCAATGCGAGATCGCGTCCTGTGATGACGGTCGTTGCCATTTTTGCTCCTAGTTAGTTTGTGTGTATTGCGTTGATATATCGATCTCACAAGCTAGGACTTCGGATCCGCTCGCAAGGGTCATCGGGATTGGATTAGACACAGACCCGACTGTGTAACCTTGCGGAATAACCGCAAGAATGCTCATGACTAGCTTTTCGATATTGTCGAGAGAAGCTGCGTTGGAATACATAGCGACTCCAACGGTAATGACAAGATTGATTTTGACACGCGTGGATGTGCCGATGAGATTCGCTTCAAGATATGGCGTGTTCGGCACAATGGCAGCAAATGGCACTTGTGGAGATTCCGGTACGGAATCATAAGGATTCACCGCGACCGATGAAAGAGCTGTCTTGAGTGCTCCGCGGACATTGACCGCAATTGAAGAAGCCGTCATGCCAGCATCGCTCCGGTATCCAGCGATTTGCCAAGTATTCCAATCACACGATTCAAAAGTGACCGACCGATTCTGTACGGTGTAGGCTGAAAATCAACTCCTTCAATTTGTCCGCCGGCGGCTGTGATTGATTGGAAGATTTCAACTGAAACGACCATGAGAGCTTCGTACACGGCAGGATTTGAAGCATAGATTGTCGCAGCGTCATAGCCTGAAAGATAAGTTGTTCCGTTAGGAATGACCGCATTCATCGCGATGTCTGCATTTGTCTTTGCATAAGAAAATTCGTATTCGCCACCAATTGCTGTGACTGTATATGTGCCATTGAATGTTGCATCTACGCTTGAAACAACAACACTTGATCCCACGATGTAATTGTGTGGTGTGTTAGTTGTAAGGGTTGCGACATTGGAAGCAATCCGGCGATTTGTAACGGATGAAGAATATGAGACAAGAAGCGGCAAAATCGTGAGCTCGCTAGTGTCAATCACCTTTTGAAGATAAGCATCAGAGTAAAGAGAAGAGCTCACTTGCAAGACATCCCGTAGCTGCGTCGGAGTGACAATTGACATGTGAGCTCTTCCCTTCTTCTGCTCGACTAGCTCGGGAGCGAACTAGTCGATGTTTAAGTGTGGCGGATTACGCCTTGTTATTCTTGAATGCGCCAGCTGCGATCTTTGTCGCACAAGCACCGAATGAATAAACGCCCACGGTGATTGAACCGTCGGCTGTTGATTCAGCGCGGAGCTGATAGCTAGGTGATTCGTACCATGTGTAAGCATCTGGATTGACAACAAGAATTGTGCCATCTCCATCGCCCGCATTTGTTGGATCTACATAAAGATTCAATCCTGCGACATTTCCGAGAAGTGATGTTGGAGCGACCTGTCCCGCCGCGTTCATTGGGTTTGTTGCTGTGTAGATTGGACGACCCGCGTCGTTCAAGCCCATGATGTTTGACCATTGTCCGGTGGACACGATCATGTTGCGAGCAAATGGATTTGCAAGACCAGCTGTTGCGCCATAAACGCTTGCTGATCCGCGAGCAACTACGCCAAGAAGCTCTGAAGCTGTTGGATAAGTTGTTGTTGTTGTGCCATCGAGTGTTGCACCTGCGATGAGACGACCATTGACATACGCATTCTGCGCCTTTGCCATCGCTGCAACCATGTTGCGCAAGAGCTCATCGTAGAAAAGTGGAGAAGTGCGTGTAAGAAGCTCTACGCTAAATTTCTGCTGGCCGGCGAACTTTTTGACATCCACAGAAACGAACGCGCTGTTTTGGTCGGTTTCATTGAATGCTGCATCTTCAGCTGTTTCTGCAACTGTTGGAGCAACTGTGATTTTTGGAATCTCGAAAGTCATACCGGCATCTGGAAGAGTACCGCGTGAGATTGCGTCGATTGATGGGCGAATTGTTGTTGAAAGTCCGTTGATGACTTCAGCAAGCTGACGAGTTGGTACAAGACCAGCATTGTCTGTGGTGTTGTCCGCTGCCATGATGTATTGACGAGCATCTTCAGATCCGAGAGCTGCCTGAACCTTGTTTTCAAGATACTTTGCAGCTGTGACTTCGATGCGTGGTGATGTGTACGCGACAGACTTGACTGACGCTGTTACTGACTGTGCGGCTTCTACCGTCTCGACGGTGTCCGCGTTTGTGACGGTGTTTTCCACTTCGTCTCCTTCTGTTGTTGGTGTTTCTTCTGCATCCGGTGTGGATTCAGAATTTTCTTCGCCGGTTGTCGCGGCTACTTCAGCGACACGGGCAGATCGCACCGCGGGCTCTGATACAAGTGCGACACCTGTGAGCTCTCCGGCTAAGACGCGCATTGTGCCGTCCTTTTCGTTTATGTAATCATCGACGGCAAGCTCGATTGAGAAGCCATCTCGAAGTCCATCCATCGCTTCAATCAAAGCATCGTTTCCAGCTGTTGTTGAAGCAATTTTGAATGTTGCATTGATGGCTTGATCGCCATCGAGTGACATCTCGAGCACTTTACCGATTCTGCGTGTACGGTCATGCTCAAGGTTAAGAAATACAGGCTTCGGAGAAATAGATCCCTTAGCAAATACGACTTTGCCAGTTGATGCATTTGCTGGCTCTTCAAAAGCCACGATGCGTCCGGTGATTGTGCGTGATTCTGAATCCGCAGCTGTGATTGTCATTGGAGTTGTTAGCTTCATCCGATTAAGTCCTCTTCCATTCTGATTTCATCTACCGTCATCACTCCGATGCGGTTGAGAATTTCGTACACTTGCGCTCTTTCGTAAGGATTGCCACGCAAGAAATCGTCCAAGTCATAACGCACATATTGAGAAGCCGGCGTGAAATCTGTCAAAGATAAACGCTGCTCGATAATTGTGAGGATTGGACGAATTGAAAAGTCGATGAGATCACGACGCTGATTGACAGCGTTAGAATATGTCATCGATGATGGATCTGCTGAAGCGAACCATGCTGGCAAGCCAATAGCACGACAAAGCTCGAGCGCAAGATAGTTGCGAGCTTCATTCATCTGAAGATTCTTTGGATCGTACCCAATTGTGTCCATCTTGATGTCTGCATTCAAGAATGTCACAGCCTTTGAAGCCTTATTTTTGAAAGCGTTGATAAGTGATGCAACGCGATCTTTTGGAAGCTGTACGCCATTGGATGATAAAACAATTTGTGGAATTGGATTAAGAGCAAAGTCGTAGGCTGCTTTTTCAAGCGCGTGTGCTGCGCGAACTGTACGACCAGCGCGATTCAAAAGTCCTTCTTGCATATTTCCAAAGACGACAAGATCTTCAGCTGGAATTGAATATCCATCCAC